TAAAGGCATGGGATCAAGACTTGAAAGTTTGCTTAGGTGATTGGGCTGGTCTGCATACTTTTCCAAGTATGATACAAGCAGAGAAAATAAGACTGGTTTATTCAGAATACAGGGATCTTAATAACGAAGTTCAATCTACTGATAATATTCTATTAATTGGCAAAGATTTTCAATTTGAATAATGGAGAGAAAATGGAGGGAAATGCACAACTTATACTTTTTGAGCAGGAGTCGAAACGTCGGTGTCCTCAATGTAAAGAGGAAAAAATATTAAGCACTAAATATTTTGGAAAGGATTCTAGTAATAAACATGGGTTTAGATATGAATGTAAGCTGTGTTCAAGAAATATATGGAAGAAATATAAAGAAAAAGATGGGAATAGAGAGAAGTTAAATCAAAAGTGGAATGATAGATATCGTAAAGAACAATCTTTACGGTATAAATATCCAGAGGGGCTCATCTATTTTATTCAAAATATAGAGACAAAATCTATAAAGATAGGATGGGCAAAACAAAGTCCCAAAGGTCGAATGAAAAAATTACAAACGGGGAATGAATCTATATTAAAATTAATTGGTCTATTACCAGGGGATATAGGCAAAGAACAACAAATACAAACAAAATTCTATTCTACAAGAAAATATCGTGAATGGTTCCATTATTCTGACGAATTAAAAGATTATATAGAAAAATATGCACAAGATAATAAGGACTATAATATAGAAAGTATGGCGACAATATAAAAACGGCTAAAAATGGAGAAAAAATATGAAAGTTAAAGATTTAATTGGAAAACTTATAATATTAAATCCTGAGTTAGATGTCTGCTTAGGCGATTGGACTTATAACGGTTATTTTCCCAGTAAAGAAGAGGTTGAACACATCCATCATGTTAAAGGCATGTGTGAAAATCCAGGGGGTGAAGATTGGGATGAAGAAAAAGAAGAATGGATTCATCCAGTTCAAGAGTTTATTTTAATTGGCAGAAGTTCACCATATTTTGAATGTAATAAATTTGCCTATAGTGGATTAGATGATTAAAAAAGCACTCATTTCGGGCATAGCTGGTCAAGATGGCAGCTATTTAGCGGAACATCTCTTATCTTTAGGTTATGAGGTGCATGGTATCATTCGATATAGTTCATTGGGT